CTGACCACCGCCGCTAACCTGAGCCAGACTTCTCTGGAACAGATGTTGATCCAAATCCGTCAGGCTGTGGACAACAACGGCAAGAAGATTCGCTTGGTTCCACGCCAATTGGTCGTGGCCCCCGGCAACGTCTTCCAAGCCGAAGTTCTGTTGAAGTCCGTTCTGCGTGCAGGCACAGGCAACAACGACGTCAACCCAATCAAGTCTATCGGCTTGTTGGACGAGGGCGCGGCTGTTCTGTCTCGTTTGACCTCCTCCACCGCATGGTGGGTGCAGACCGACGCTCCAGAGGGCATGAAGCTCTTGATGCGTCGTAAGCTGGAGAAGACCATGGAAGGCGATTTTGAAACCGACTCCATGCGTTACAAGGCCACTGAGCGTTACCAAGTTGGTTTCACCGACTGGCGCGCAATGTACGGCACTCCCGGCGTCTAAACCAAAGAAGATGGGGGGGCTTCGGCTCCCCTCTTTACAGGAGAACACACTATGGCTACCAACAACGCAGTCACAAACATTGCTGGCGTTCTTTCTGCTATCACCACGACCATCGCTTATACCGATGCAACCGCAGTGACTATCGGAACGCTCCCACCAAACTGCCAAATTACTGACATCAACATCGATGTCACTACCGCATTCAATGCGGCTACAACCAACACAGTAACTGTTGGTAAGACTGGCACTGCCGCCGCCTATGTCACATCCACATCTGTGGGTTCGACTGGTCGCGCATCGGTTGCCTCTACTGGCGTGTACAGCGCATGGGCCGACACTGGCTCCAGCGAATTGTCTGCGACAGTGACATTCTCACAAACTGGCACGGCGGCTTCTGCTGGCGCGGCCCGTGTGACGATTGTCTACAAGACCTTCGCCTAAAAGGGGAACGACATGGGTCAATTCAAACCAATGGTCAAAATGATGACCACTGAGCCTTCAGTCGAACTGAAGCTCAAAAAAGGTGGTCATGTCAACATGAAAAAAGGTGGCAAGGCTGAGGCTGGTCACAAGAAGATGGCGGGCGGTGGCATGAGCGCTATGGGCGCTTTGGCTGGTACACCTGCACTCATCGGACGTCCAGCGGTCAACGCCCCTGTCATGGCTCCCGGCAAACCTTCTATGGCAATGCGTCGCAAAGCCATGATGGCTCGTGCTACCACTCCTTCTGGCCCCCCTATGGCGGCTCCAGCCATGAAGGAAGGCGGCAAGTCTGATTTGGCGCAAGACAAGGCCATGATCAAGAAGGCTTTCAAGCAACACGACATGCAAGAGCACAAAGGTGGCAAAGGCACGGCGTTGAAGCTGAAAAAAGGCGGCAAGTACGCTACTGGCGGCGCTATTCCTTCGGAAGAGTCCTACGGCGACTACGACACCACCAAGGTCTACCAAGCCAAGCGTGATACTGCCAATGGTACTGGCGGCGTCAAAGAAGGCAACGGCGGCGGATTCAAGCGTGGCGGCAAGGTTATGCGTAAGGCTACAGGCGGTGCAATCCCGTCTGAAACGTCTTATGGTAACTACGACAAAACCAAGGTCTATTCAGCCAAGGCAGACCGTGCAAACGGCACTGGTGGCGTGAAAGACGGCAATGGCGGCGGTTACAAAACTGGCGGTGTTGCTGAGTCCAACGGTGGCGGCTACAAAAAAGGCGGTGCTACAAAAAAGCACTTCGCCACGGGGGGTACTGTTGATTCAGGCCGTGCCGTGGCAATGCCTCAAGGCCGTAAGCCCGTTCCATCCTCTGTAAAGATTAGCCAACTGGCTGGTACTTACAAGAACGGTGGACGAGCAACTCCTGCGGAAGCACGCTTGTTGAAAAACAACGCCGCAGAGAATGCAACGGCTATGCGTGAAGCCAAAACCGACAGCAACCTGAAGTATGGGTCTTCCAAACGGATGGCTGGCGGCGGTCTTAGCGATAAAGATCGGAAAACCGTTGAGGACTTGTCTGGCGGAGCTTACGACAGGACTGGCAAAGTGAACCGTGATTTGGAGGATGCATTGAATCCTTTGAGCATGGTCAAAGAGTTGGTTGGCAAAGCACGCAATGCGTTTAGCGGAACGATGTCTGATAAAGACCGTGACATGATGCGCAATGCAACGCCTCCTGTTGGCGGTGTGACCAAGACCAAAGAGTCTGTGACTGTCGCACCTGTGGGCAGAAAGCGTGGCGGACGCGCTTGTTGAAAACGAGTGGGGGCTACGGCCCCCGCTTTTAATTGGAGAGAAACATGGCAGATGCAGTCACAAGCCAAACCATCATGGATGGTGAGCGCGTTGCAGTTATGAAATTCACAAACATCAGTGATGGCACTGGTGAAACAGCGGTTACCAAAGTCAACGTATCTGCGCTTAACCCAAATAGCGCAGGCAAGGCGTGTACGGGCGTGACGGTGACCAAAATCACTTCAATTTGTCATGGCATGGAAGTCCGTATGTACTGGGATGCAACAACAGATGTTCCATTTTTCTTGGCGGCTGTAAATACAAACTTCTGCAATGATTTTTCAGGGTTTGGTGGCATTCCAAACAACGCTGGTGCAGGCAAAAATGGCAACATTGTGTTCAGTACATCTGATGCATCTTCTGGTGACACATACACTGTTGTGCTTGAGATGGTTAAGTCATACGCCTGATCATGCCAAGCAAATCACCCTCTCAACATCGTTTGATGGAGGCGGTGGCGCACAACCCCGCTTTCGCCAAGAAGGTCGGTATTCCTCAAAAGGTCGGCAAAGAATTTGCCAAGGCCGACACGGGAGAAAAGTTTAAAAATGGTGGCGGTCTTTATGCCAACATCAACGCAAAGAGAAAAAGGATCGAACATGAAAAAGCTGTTGGACTTCCTGTGGAGCATATGCGCAAAGTTGGTAGCAAAGGTGCGCCAACCGCAGACGCCTTCCGACAATCAGCCAAAACCGCCAAACTGAAAACTGGTGGCTCTTCAAACTCATGCTGGTAAATCATGGCAAAAAATCCATCTTTATCTGTTGGCCGAGGTGAAAAACTTTCGACCAAAAAGGGCGCAGGGCTTACCGAAAAGGGCAGGGCGAAATACAATAGAGAGACTGGTTCGCACCTGAAGGCTCCACAGCCGAGGGTGGCCCACGGAAAGATTCATTCTGCGCTCGTATGAGCGGAGTTGTAGAGCATTCAAAGGGTGATGCACCACGCGCCAAGGCATCGCTGAAGCGGTGGTCGTGTCCCGGCTGGTAGTAAGGAAACCAATATGGCGTACTCGGGAACCTATGGCACAACGGTCATCAATGTCCAAAAACTGATCGACCATGGTGCTCGTCGATGCGGAAAACTTGCTGAGGAGTTGACCAACGAGCAGGTTTTGTCTGCGCGTGAGTCCCTGCACTTCCTTTTGTCCAACCTGATCAACCGTGGCATCCAGTATTGGGCCATCGACAAAGAGGTTGTAGGCCTTCAGGCTGACAAATACCAGTACACCCTACCCAATGGTGCTGTGGACGCTTTAAACGTGCTCTATCGCACGATGAACCGCCCTGACGGTAGCTACACATCCTCCGCAGGCGGTGTTGTTGCCAACATCTACGACCAAAACGTCGGCACATACTGCCAGCAGACCTCTGCAAACGGCAATTTCACGGTCAATTTTGGCACTTCCAACCCAATTTACGCTGGCTCCATCGGCTTTTTGCCCTATGTGGCTGGCGGTGGCTCTGCTGTGTGGACGATCAACCTGCAATACTCCACCGATGGCACGACTTGGTCTACCTTGGACAACCTCGGTTTGATAACCGTAACGGATAACCAATGGGTTTGGACTGACATTGACCCCGGCCAGAACGTCCAGTACTACCGAATTCAGGCTTCTGGCGGCACAACTCTGGCTTTGCGTGAGTGGTTCATTGGAAACAACAGCCGCGAGATTCAAATGTCCCGCCTGAACCGCGACGACTACACCAACTTGCCAAACAAGAACTTCACGGCCAACCAGCCATACCAGTTCTGGTTCAACCGCACGATCCCAAACCCCACGATCAACCTGTGGCCCACTCCGAGCGACCCGTTCATCCAGATGACGGTCTGGTACTCACGCCAGATCATGGATGTGGGCGCTTTGACCAACGAACTTGAGATTCCTGAGCGCTGGTATGAGGCCACCGTGATGATGCTGGCTCACCGCATGAGCCTCGAATTGCCTGCTGTGCCCATGGACAAGGTCGCCTACTTGGAAAAGATGGCCGACAAGTACCTCTACGAAGCCGAGCAAGAAGAGCGCGATCGTTCGCCCATATACTTTGCCCCGAACATAAGTCCGTACACCCGATGAGCACACAAGTCTATTGGATTCGCGCACCACATCATTCCGACTTGACGTTGGATGGTTATGTTGGCGTGTCCAAAAACGCTCAAAAGCGGTGGTCGTATGGGCATAGCTGGGCTCATCGCAAGGGGCGTCACGAAAATCAAAAACTTGCAAATGCCATTTCAAAATATGGCTGGGATAGCCTTGTAAAAACGGTTCTTGTAATTTCCGATGAGGTTTATTGCTATGACCTTGAGCGCAAGTTGCGCCCATCAGACAACATTGGCTGGAACCTTGTATCTGGTGGTGGCAAGCCGCCTATTTCAAAATTCCGAGGAGAAGACTACATCAGCCCATTGAAGGGCATCCCTAGACCAACCCCTTGGATGATTGGCAGAACGCCTGCTACTGCTGGTATGCCCGTTTCTGACGATACCCGCGCCAAATTGTCTGCGGCAAAGAAAGGCCGCAAACAAACACCAGAACAAATTGCCAAGCGCGTTGCTTCGCGCCATGCTACTCTTGCCGCGCAAGGGAGAACTCGCTGATGACCATCTTCCTTGACACAACAGGGCTGGCCTCGCTTGCCATCGGCGTATGTGACCGATGCAAGATGAAGCGCACCTTTGTGTCTTTGGGACGCGATCCAAACTTCCCCGGCCTGCGGG